CCCGCCTTAATTACTTTTACTTTTCCACCCATTTTAATCTCCTTTTATTAGTTTAAATTTTGCGGGGAGTATATTGCAACTCCCCGACTTCACTCACTATTATGCACTAAACTTCAATACAGCGTGTGTTTCTGGTAAAGATATTTCTAGACCTGCTTCTGTAAGAATCATGTCTTGTCTTCCGTCAACATTGTTGTTTTGAATATTAGTTAGAATCTGAGTATCACGAGATTCACCATTTGCCATTAAAGGTCTGTAAGCTACGTTATCTAAATCGATAGCTACAGCATGGTTTGCCCATGGTCCTCTTAATAGAGGCTCCATAACAAAGTTAAGAGTACCATATAAGGTATCAACTTGTGTTACTTGAACTCCTTGGAACATTCCGTCTTTCTTACTTATGTCAACACTGTAAGGTGACATCTCTGAAGCAGATGCTCCACTACCAGAGGTACGTGCCATAGTGTTTCCTAAGAATGAACTTCCACCTAGTTTGTTTAACCAGTTCATAATTGAACGAGAAGCAAGAACAAGCTTTTGACCGCCTGCTGCTGATTCTACGTCAAAAATGTCTGACATAGCATCTACGAAGTCATCATACCCTGAAGTAGAATAAGAGAAAGGTTTTACTCTTCCATTTATTTCAGTGTAAGGTAAGATACCCCATGATTTACGTGCTTGTGATGTAGATAAGTCATCTGCTGAGACCGCACCATATCCGAATAGTAAAGCATTTTCAATGTCCATCTTATGTTCCATAAGTTTTTCTTGATATACTCTCATGTATTCGTTTGAATCTCCTCTGTAACGAGTAGCAAGAGCTGTTCCACTAAATAGAGGTACTGAAGTCTTAAAGATTTGACAGTATCCTTCATTTGTGTAAAATTCATCTCTCCAACCTGTTGGTGCTGTATCGCCTTCAGCCCATGCTGAACCAATTACTTGACCTGGTTTATCATCAGCAAATACCAACGTGTCTGCATTAGCATATGTGGTTATTGCACCGTTTTCAACACCTAATTTTACCGCTGAAACATAGTCAGCGTCAATAGATGTATCGCCAGTACCCGTGTTTTGTGTTACAGCTGTTATTTGATAGTAAGCTACTGCTGGAAAAGCAGACGAAGCTAAAGTAGCTACACCTTCTAATGCAATCATTTGTCCTACTGTTAAAAATTCAGCTTTAAATCCACTACCTGTTACTTTTCTTCCATAAATATCATAGTCAACGTCAACTTCCACACCAGTTAAATTAAACTCAGCAGGTGCCCATGAGGCGTCTGCTGTTTTGGTTGCTTCTGATTGTGTTCCTTTTATAGCAAAGTTTCTACGTTGCCATTGATGTCTTTTCTCCAAGAATTTGAATACTGGGTCATCAGTTGGCTTTTTAGCTACTGCTGATAAATATGCAAAGAAAGGTGAAGAGGCAGGGTTTAGTTCAGCGACTCTCTCGCCGAAGTTAAATATTCGTCTACTATCATCGATAGAAACCCCTTGTACAGGGTTAACACCAATACTAGGACTGAATATTCCATTTGGGTCTTGTGCCATTTTATTCTCCTTGGACTATTGTCCAGTTTTAAAAGATGTTACGCTTAGAAACATTTCTAATCATAGCATCCATCATTTTGTCTTCTGTGTTTTTATTACTTAAAGACTGGTCACTGGCTCCTGGTTGTACTCCAATAGGTTTAGGTATACTTAACTTTTCTTGTCTTTGATTCATTAGTGCTACTTTCTTTTGAGCTTCTGGGGTTATCTGTGTAACCTGTTGTGCCGCATTCGGCTGTTTCAATTGATGTAACTGTACCAAATTATCTAAAGATAAAGAATCTGGTGATGACATCTTCTGCATAAAGTCATTAGCTTGTTCTGGAGTATAGTTATACTTAACTTGTAAGTCTTGCATAACTTTATTATCTCTAGCCATAGCTTTTTGAGTTTCTTGCTGCTGATTCATCTGATTAACATAGTAATCATTAGAAAGTTCAACATATTCTGTCATATCTTCTAAATAAGAACTTTGTTTTGTTAAGTACTTTGCTGATGCACTATCGGGGTCAGTCAAAGCCTCAGAGTGGTCGTAGCTAGAAGGCTTAACAGGTTTAACGGGTTTTTCTAAAACCGTTTCCTGCTGAGTTGGTTTATCTGCTTGAGGTGTAGACACTTTTGACATAACATCTGCCATTTGTGATTTTAACATATCTACCTCAGCAGAACGTTTATCTGCTTGACTTTGCCAGTACTGAAATTGTCCTGGGTCACTCTTTGGGTCACTTATAGTCTGAGTATCTGTAGTATTACTCATAGCTTCATTTGGACTGTCAGTTACTAACTGCTCTTGAGTTGTTCCAAATATTTCGCTAAAAATATCTTCAGAAGTAGCTGTTGGTTCAGTCTGCATACCTTCAACTTCCTGTTCATCTATTTGTGCCATTGTATTTTCTTCATTTTGCATGATTTATTCTCCTGTTAACTTCCCTCTGTATTCCCGTCATCTTCAAAAATATCTTGTTCTTGAACATCTTCTAGGTTTACATTAGGATTCATCAACTGTTGTTTTGCATCGTTCAACCTTGCCTTATAAAGGCTAGTTGCCATATCAGCACGATTAGATACTTTATCTAATCCACCGCTGAATTTTTCTACTTCTAAACGTTTCTTAGCATGAAGCTCTTCACGGTTAGCAGTTTGTAAGTCTCCTTGGACTTTCTTTAATTCTGCTTGCAACTGCTCATTTTGTTGAGCTAATTGTTGCATTTGACCAGAACGTTCTAAGACACCATCGATATCTACTAGTTCTGATTTCTTTAATACTTCTACTTGGTCAATTAATCCCATCTTATACATTTCCATATAATTTTGCATTAATGCCATTCTATTTGTTGGTAATGTAGAACCAGATACAACTACAATGTCATATCTTCCAGAACCAATATCGTGAAACTTAGAAACAGAACCATTGTCCATTTCTTTGTAAAAATTAAATCTTTCTTCTTTTTCAGTTCCATTAGGTTGTACAAGACGTACTACTTTTTCTTCCGTGTATAGTTGTTGCATTAATGGTATTGCAACTTTACCGATTTGATTTAACATACCTTCAATATCGTCACGTCTTGATTTAATTCTTCTTTGTCCAAACTCGTCAATAACCATTGTACCTCTATAGGTAGATGGAGCACTTTGTGAACTACCTTGCATTAATTCAAAAATACCAAAGCCATATTCTAAGTCATACTTAGCATCTGCTTCATTTTTGTATAATTCATTTGGAAGTGGTACTGGACCAGCTACTATCGGTGCACCTAGTTCAGCATCGAACTCTATAACACTGGTTCCAGCTTTACTCCACTCTTGTTCGATTTGGTTTAAGTCTGCTGAACCACGAGGAATTAAAAGCTTTACATTTGTACTTGTACTTGCGTGTGCTATAATTAATGAACGAATTTTATTAATGTATTCCTGTAACGGTCTAAATAGTCTTACATCAGACTCAGGATAAGGATTACGATGATGTACATTCATTAAAGGAACAATAGGATAGTCTTCTACAGGTAATAATCTTGTATATAATAATTTATCTCCAACTGTAACAATCATTTTTACACAACATTTTTCTATAGCATTAGATTTTATTTGACCTGTACCTATTAATTCTTCTACTGTCATAGGTATTAATATAGTAGTACTACCTGGTATTGAGTTTTCATCTTCTTCTCCAGGAACACGAACTGGGTCCTGTGGAATAGGTTGACCTGTATTTGGGTCTAATTGTGGTTCAGGTAATTCATAATGAAAAATAGGTCCCATATCTTTTATAATCTCAAACATTTCTTGTACAGACTCTTCTTCGAACAATATTATCTCTTCACCTTTAATAGTTTTAACTTTTATGTAGTATTTCATTAAATATTCTGCATACTCATCAGCGTCTAATAAATGTTCGGATTGTGAAAAAGGTTCAAAACAATTATAGTAAGAGTGTCTTTCTTTAGTATATCTTTCTATAAACTGTCTTCTTTCGTGTACTGTTGTCGTACCATCCGTAGAAAAAATTTGTCCTTCAGTAGCAGATAAGTTAGTAATAGGTTTTTCATCTGTTTCATCAGGATGTAAGGATGCTTGCTCTATTATATCTGAAAACTCAGGATAAATTTGCATAGATTGTTCATCTGTCATATAAGTTGCTACCATAATATGTGCAGCATCTCTTGCAAACTTATCTTTAGCGTTAGGGTCAATATATACATCTAAAGGATTTACCGACTTTACATAAACTTCTCCCTTACCCATATCTGCATCGGGGTCTTGAAATACTTGAAGTACTCCCATACCTCCAACATAGTAATCATCGATAGCTTCTTTGAGCTCTTCGTCTCCAGACGATATCTGCCAAATATATTGAAAGAGGTCGGAAAATACTTTTGCCGTGTCTCTATCTGAGTCTTCACGACCAGTAGAACGGAATTGAGGCGAGTTATAGGTTAGGAGGGATTTAGCAGTTTCTACAATCGGATGGATTCTATTTACTACGATAGGTGCTTGTCCACGTGCTTCTAGTACATCACGTTCTTCATCACTCCATTGAGCTCCAGCTCGGAACTCTATCGCTTCTTGAAATTTTTGAGCCCATTGGTCTCTTGAGCTTTTATAATCTGTGTATAGTTCTCTTGTTAGGTCAACTTCTTCAGGAACCTCACGTGGATTAACATCACCAGTCTTATAATCAAAGACAAATTCTAAGTCATCTTTATTTTGTCTTCTTGTACTCGCTAGTTGCTTTTGAATCTTTTTTGGCATTTATTTGTTTATAACCCTTCGGTATGTCTACCTTATCCAATTTGTCTAACTTATTAATAAAATCGTTAAAGTTTAAAAAGTACTTGCTTTTATCCATAAATGTAGTACACTGAAATTACGGGATTTTTTTTGTATTTGTCAAGGATTATTAAAATAATTTCCAAGACTTGCTTTTCTTTCTCGTATACCACTCTTCTCGTTGCTGTTCTTTTTCTACTTGTTGATGTGCTGGTCTATAGCAATTTTTGTTTGCATAAAAGAAACCATCAAGTAAATCATCATGTTTACCACGTGGGTATAACAACAACTCATCTTTAAATGCCTGCATATTAGATTGAATGTATACTTTTTTGTTTGCAAAGATAGGCTGCAAACTTTCTAATCTGTAATTCTTAGAGGTACGAGGATTCTCTTTTATCTCTAGTCCAGGTATAAACATACCCATTTGTTCTGCTTGTTCTTTAATATATTGGCGTAACATCTCTTGGTAGCCAACAGATTCAATACGAGTTTTAGTACTTTTGTATTGTTTAAAGTTATTTATGATAGCATCAGCTAAATCTAGTGGGGTAGCTCTTTTCCTAAAGTATGGAAGTATAAACCTATTAAAGTCTTTATCTACTGCAATATTAAATATAACAGAAAAGTCTGCACCTTTTTTCGTACTGGATGCAGGGTCGACTCCTGTAAATACATTTACAGGTCTCCTCTCGTCTACTTCCTCACCATTAAGGTTCGTCAGAACGAGAGTTGACAACCCTTGCTCATCTTTTTCGACAAACCCTTCCCAGGCTTGAAAGTCATCTTTTCTAAACAAGTTATCTTCATCACCAACAATCTGACACAAGTATTCCCTGTAAAATACAGATAGTCTATTAATACTTTCTAATTCTTCTTTCTTTTGTATTAGCTTGTCGATACCCCAGACCTCGGGCCATAGAGCTACTTTGTTTTCTAGGTCTGGTCTAAACTCTAAGGTATTCCAACCCTTCATATCTTTTAATGTCTCTACGAGACAACGTTCATGCTGAGGAGTACCAATAACACATATCTGTCCACTTAGTGGGTCAAGGGATGGAACACCAGATTGTAATAGCCAACGAAGATTATACTCCATAGCTTCTGACGTCTTGGTATTGTTTTCATCTTCAGGGTCATCTAATATTAAAAGAGTAGGTCGTTGATTCCCGTGTTTGATTCCACGTATCTGTTGTCCTGTACCTTTGCAAATAATCAAGCTGCCATCTTTTAATTCTATTTCATTGTTTGTCCACTTACGTGCAGACTGCATTCCCCAGTACCCAAAGAAATGTCTAAACTCCTGAGAGTAATCTAACACATCTTTAATAGTACCTAATAGCTTGGTGGCGTGACCTTGCGTTCGAGACACTAACACAATTACTTTAACACCAGGAGTAAACATCAAGTGCCATAAAGGATAGATACCAGCAGCCACCGAACTCTTTGCGTGTCCACGTGGTGCTATAATATTTATCTGTTTATCGTCTGGGTCTAGCAATGCCTTAGTTAAATCGTAGTGAAATGGTGGAGATTCACTACTAAACATATTAGGCATCACCATACGACCGAATAATAACATATCCTGTTGCATCTCTAACAACATCTTCTTGTTGTCCATTAGTCTTCCTTAATTGTAACGGTAATACCCCAATCTTCTGCCACAGCTAGTAATACAGCTATGAACTCATTCAGATTGTTCTTCTTGCCCGTTATCTTTATCTGTTTCTTCATCAAGTTGTCTCGTTTGTGTTGCCTTTAATTTCTTGGTTTGCTTTTCAAAGGAATTAGCTATTTGATGTGACATATCTATTTCTAGGGTATCAGTCTTTTCTGTTACCTTAGGTTTCATATCTAGGAAATCACCTAGCTCCTTAGCGGCACGAATCATATTGCCTGGGTCTTCTTTTACCTTTGCCACCTCAATAGCGTCTTTAATAACGTCTAATACAAATCCTTCGTCAATCTTTCTATCAATTAGAATATCTTTTAATTTATCCTGTATCATCTTCTTTACCTGTTTCGTTTTAAATAATCTTTTAGCTGCAATAACGGGATTATCTTGGTCTGGGCGGTACAATGTACCTATTTGCTCCCAATCTGGCTGTAATCCTGCTATTTTGTACGCTACATACGCATCCATAGCTATATCTGCACCCTTCTTCTTTACTTCTAAGTCATTATAGCTCTTAGTAGACACAGTACTAAAGTTATTAGACCTATAATGCGGTTCAAACTCCAGTTTGCTCCATGCACTAAGCCATTGTCTACCGTAGGGGTAGGTATATTCCACTTTTTCTCCATATGCCTTGCGATAGATGCACTCAGCAACATACCCATCGTCTGATAACCCATACTCACCTTCCTTTGCAGCGTTCCAATGTTTATACTTTAAGCCATTGTTGTCTGCCTCTTCCTTCTTATAGACTGGGTAGTCCATAGGTTGGAAGTCATTCTTCTTTAATTTCTTTGTTATTTTTATCATTTCTAATGTAGGGTATAAATAAGATAAGCTAATAAGATAAGCTAATAGCTAATTAGTACGTAGGTATATATATACCGTATTAAATAAGCTAATAGAGACTAATCCTTATTTTTTTTTACATAAACCCCTAACTTCATTGCTTCCTCTACTGTAGCTATTTCTAACTCAGCATCCATAATTTCATAAATACGTAACATTTCTTCACTTGCCTCGCTAATTGGAACCTGAATCCATTCTCCAGTAGACTTGTCTAATTTTTCTAAAAATTTTTTTTTACGTCTCATCCTGTAATTTACGAGATTTTTTTATTTAAAGTCAATAGTTGAGTTGAAAAATAGAATTAGATTGCGAGTGAGTGATATATATAGAACCTATCCACCCTTATTCTTGGTTTAATAATCCTATTTTCGTTGAAAACTTACAATTCGTTGAAAATTTATCTCACTGCTACCTTATCATCTGAGGATTACTCTACCAAGAATAAGGTCAGATAATAATAGGCTCATCACCTGCAATGCTGCTTATAAGGACAGCTAAGCGAAGACAAAGGGATGCTTATCCTTACCTTATAAGGTATCACAGATACCGCATTGCCTTGCGATAATCCTATTATTATCTTATGGATAGGTTCTCACCCCTAATGATGGTTTTAAATACAAATTAAAAAGAAAAGGATATTAAAAATGGAAAATATAGTAAAAGAGTTTACTGCATATTTCAAGCATTTCTATAAAAAGGGCGTAAAACCCTTGCGTATTGATGCTTGTCAAGCAGGAGTAGGAACCTTAGTCGAGGTTACTGTCTCAAGTGAAAGTGAATCTAGTCAAGTATTGGCTAAATTGAATGCTACTTTCGCTTCACGAAGATTGGTTGTCAACCAACTTAAGTATGATGCTACCTATAATAAGGTATCTGGCTACTTAAGTCTAATGCCATACCAGGCTTCAAAGTTGTAATAGCATTCACTGTATATAGTCTGACTCACCTCAGGCTATATACTTTTATACCATACAAGTAAAAAATGTAAATGTATCAGAAAATGTTAAAATTGCAGATACGGGGATAGGTAACACCTATAAGTTAAATAATACGTGCGGGTCGTAACCGATATTAATAACCCCCAATGTGAGTCTAAACTGATACATTAATAAAATATTCTATGTAAAATCATTCACGATGAGAGAGCGTGACAATAACCGAGGTTGATTAGAGGGAACCTTCATAGAATATAATGTAAAGAAATAGGTAAATTATTATTAGGTATCTAATGTTAGACGAAACATTAAGCTAGGGCTTAATCATTCGGTTCGGAAACGATTAACTAACGATGATACCTAATGATAAATGTAATCTTTGATTTAAAGAATTAGATAGTATAGAAAGTCAATAGTTGAGCGTATTATAGTATTAATAGTAATATGTATTGTCAATTTGGTTTTGGTAACAAAACCTATCCGAGCATACTGTAAAATGTAATAATTATACATTGAGGAAGTAACAAGGCGGCATTAATCAAATAAGCGCACATGTAGGTTAGTAGCTCTAACAGCATGAGGTTAAGAGCCTGTTGTGAGATTAGTTTCACAAGTTATGCTATCTAAATGCTAATATTAAAACAAAATAAAGAAAGAGAGAGAATAATGAATACTGCAATAGAAACAATCATATATAAACTAACTTACAATGAATCATACTATGGTAGAGATGATGCAAAAATATATGTATACTATTTTAAATCAGCAATACAATTAGTAGATGCAATACCAACGATTATGAATGTAATGCAAGATAGAAACCAAGATAATTTCAACGTTGAAGAGGTAAAGTTCTATCCAGGTGAAACTGCATGGTATACTTTAGAACAATGGTTTGAAAAAGATGACATCAGTTTAATAGGTCCTAAACTTGAAATTGATTCTGAAAGAGAGGATAGCAATAATGACTGAACACGAACATAATATTCAAAACAGAAACTATTGGATAGGAAAATGTAATATCAAATACAATATTCAATATGGTAGAAAGAGATTCAACTTTAATGTAAAGAAATGTAGTGCTAGAGTGCTTCAAGATTGGTATTTTACAGTCCATTCAGCAGAACAATTACAAACGCATTATGATATGTTGAATTTATAATAATATATAATGCACACGTGCAAACGCTTGACAATAAGGTTAATTAGTCATTAATCGTCAGGCGTGAGCATAGCTCACGATCTGACTATAGTTAAATCTATGGTTTTAGAGCTAAGTGTGCATTATAATAATCAATAAAAATAAACAAATAAACAATACAAAGGAAAAAACAATGAAAGAAGAAACAAAAGTAATATCTAAAAGCAATAAGAACAAAACCCAAATGGTTGTAGTGCAAACTACTGTCACTGGTAAGAAAAATCGTAAAGGGGAACCACTAAAAACCTCTGTTACGAAACATATAAAATACAATCCAAGTAAAAAGGAGTTAAACAATGAATAGATATAAAACATACATAATGTTACTAGCGTGTTCGTTAGTAGCATATATAATGTGGGTTACAGCCACATATAAACCTGTAAAGAATACTACTCAGATATCAAACTACACACCTGAAAGGGTTATTAAGAGTGAGATACCTGAATCACCAGAACTAACACCAGAAGAAAAGGTAGCAGTTCAAGAAGATATCAAGCTGCAATACAAAGTTATTGAAGATACTATTGATATCAAGAAAAAATCAGTAGAGCAAATGCGTGATGATGTGCAAGATATCTTAGATGAAATAATCCAAGAAGATAGCACAGTAGTTATATCATTTAATATGCAATACGAATTAAGATAAAAATATAACAGATGGAGTGGGATTTTATTTGTCCCTTACAATAAAGGGTTTTCTTTTTCCCACTCTATCGCTCTTGATTTCACCCCTTAAATGTCGTGAGAAAAAGAAAACTAGAAAGGATAATAAAATGAATAAATTTCCAATCAATGATGAAACCATAATAAATACTATTCAATTTATGTATGGTGAAGATGTTAATAGAATAGAAAAACAACTTGTAAATGATGTTGTATATGTAGTATATTACAATAAGAATGATGATGAAATATATAGATTATATTACGAGGAATTCGAACAAACACTAGCTAATCAAGCATATGACAATGCAATGGATTTAGCAGAAAGGAATAGATAATGATAAATAAAAATGAAGATGGTAAAGAAGTAGACAATATAGTTTACATAGACAATAATGGAACAGAAATAACATCTGATAGGCAATACACTAAGTTTCCATTCGAAGTAAGAGAGCTTATGTTCTTAGTAAAAGGTGATGAAATGCTTAATGTAAAGAATCCATTTAGTGGAGAACAATATTTATTATCACCAGTAGAAGAAAGTGTCTACTCAGTGATAATGGGAGCACAAATGATGCCTGGATACGAACAGAATAATAGATTAATACAAATGGTTCGTGATGGGTTGAATTGGTTTAGAGACAATAATGCTAAAGCATATATGGCTCTATTAGATTAATAATAATAATGATAATAATAATAAAATAAAGGAGAGTAAAATGGCTAAAATTGATAGAGCTATGTATTTCATAAATAAACACGACACACAAAGTGGGTCAAACATCAAAGATGTATCAAGGCAATTCTTTCTATACTGGAAACTATGTAATCTATACAGATTAACTACCAGAGATATGAATGCAGAAAACATCTTTAATGGGTTTACACAATTATTGGACTATAACGAAAGAGATAGTGCAAAGGATTTATATGTAAACAACGAGATTGATGTAGAATCAAATGTAGAGATTGAGTTTGAAACATATGATTTAAATGTAAGTGCTAATTCAGTAGCAATCGATAATCTGAATGAAGTTGCATTCAATGACGAAGAGTTTGAAGTTGATGAAGAAATATTTCATGACGATATAGCTGAAGGTGCAAGAGACTTTGATTGGTATGTAGAAAGTTCCGACAATGGCATTAACTGGACTTCTATTGAATCTGATTTAGTAGAACCTCTTGACGATATAACACTAGTCTATATGTATGATGAATCATTAGATATACATTCATCTGATGTAGATTTGTTTGTTAAAAATCAAATGGATACTATTTATCAAAACAATGATGGTATGACAGATGATGCATATATGTCGTTTATGTTTGGTGAGTTAAAAGCTCAGCTACAAAGACGTAATGCACCACCAGCTGTTGATGATAATACAGGTGAACTAATTAACTAATGACTAGACAGTTGTTAGATACAGCTTTAAGGAATGTGGCTGCCCGACTTGGGCAGTCATATTGCCTGTATCTAAATAATAAGAATATCTTTGGTTATTTTGATGATGAATTAAATAGTTTTGTATTATCTGAAGATGAAGTAATGGAAGAATTTAAAGAAGAAATTCGTTTATTACAAATCGAACTAGCAGAGTTACAATACGATAAACACCAACAAGATAAAATAGACATTGGAGGCAAATAATGGGGTTAGACCAAGCAGCAGGTAAATGGATGCAAATGGAATGGAGTCATCTTAAAGATGATGAGGGTAAACCACAAACATATGAGGACTTTGGTCCATATTCTTGGCGTAAACACGCTAGATTGCATATGTTTATGCAAGAAGTTTATCATCGTCAACACCAAGATGCAGAACCAGAAGAAGTGCATCATTTCACAGAAGTAACTTTAGATAAAGAAGATATTAATAGACTACAAGAAGCTATTGATACTAGTTACTTTGAATACTTTTGTAGTGGTGGAATGTTTTGGGGACATCAGTTTCAAGAAGATAGTGCAAATCATTACAAAGAACAGGATTTAGAATTTGTAGAGTTTGCACAAACAGAGTTAGCCAAAGGTAATACGATTACATATCGTTGCAGTTGGTAGAATTAATAATTAAGGTAGTGGATGTCTAGGCAGGTAATACTAGTATTGCTAAAGCTACCTTAATAAAATTAGTCACATTACAGATGGTCCAGCAATGGAATATTCTGAGTGGCTTAAATCAGAATAGAAGCAATAATTAACAATAGACTTATTAATTAATCGTTAATAAGAGGAAAAGGTAAATATGCATATTACTTAATCCATTATTGCTTCAGTTCTGAATAAAATTAGTCACATTACAGGTTCCGAAAGGAATATTGAGTGACTTAAATCAGAATAGAGGTAGTATGTAAGGTCCTAAGTAGCTATTAATCATACTAAAAGCATAGGTGTATGACTTACAGATTACCTCAGTTCTGAATAAGATTATGGTGTTTGTATATTGCCTGAATAACAATACGTATAAACTAACATAACATAAATTGCTAGTACTGATTACAAGCACCATAATAAATAATAATAAAAATAAGGAGAGTATAAAATGGGAAGATACTATAGTGGAGATATAGAAGGTAAGTTTTGGTTTGGAATACAAGCATCAGATGATAGTGAGTTCTTTGGTATGGAACCAAGTCACAGTTTTATAGACTATTATATAGATGAATCTGATATGGATTTAATCGAAAATGGAATAAAACAATGTAAAACACAATTAAGTGGTCATTTAACTAAAATCAATAAGTTCTTTAGTGGTAAACATACATATAATGAAAAACATTTGTCAGAAGTTTTAAATGTAAATGAAGAAGCTACACACGACTTGTTAGTATGGTATGCAAGATTAGAGCTTGGTAAGAAAATACATAAACAAGTATTGAAAGATGGTTCTTGTTATATGAGTGCGGAGTTGTAATGGAAAAAGGATACGATAAGCATTTTAATCCTACATTAGAAAGCACTAGCTTTGAAGAAAGACTAAAAAACTTTAAAGAAGTTGGTGCTTATACTAAAAAAGGAATACAAGAACGTGAAGACTTTTACAAGATATATGGTAGAGGTTGGTGGTGGTTTAACGATGTTAGTTTTGCACCTAGATACAAAAATAGCTGGATAGAACAATTCAGAATTAATAGTAAGGAGAAAGATAATGAATGAAGATAAAGTATGGAGTATAGAACACGAAGGTCCATTAAATAAAAATAATATTGTCTTTAAAACAGGATTAGTAAACAAGCCTAAGGATATGGATGATATGTGGGTATGTGACTATTGTGGTTCGGAAGAAGTAGAAGAACAGGTATGGAGAAATATGAATACCAAGGAAGCAACAATAGGTAATGATTATCATCAATGTGTAAATTGTGAAGAAATGTGTGTGCCAATGACATACTTTGACTGGAAAGAAAAGATTGCTGAAGAATGTGGAGGCAATAAAGATAAATATGATAAAATAATGGATGGGAGTAGAGCATGAATAACAAACAAGAAGCATTGAGACCAGGAAGTGGTAAAGTGCATTGCAGAGGATTATCTAGAAAAGATTATGCTGTTGCAACAAGAATGATGAAAAGAGGAATAATAACAGAAGCTGAACTAATAGAAGCAGGTAAAATACTACCTAAAGGTATACAAGGACCTAAAACTAGTGAAGCTTATGCATGGTTTATGGAAGCTAAGGTATGATTACAAACAATTATAGAATCTTAGAAAACATAAAATCAAATCTAATGATGGTAAGAGAAGCACTAGATTCTGAAAATAGAGTCAAAGATAGACACTTTATAACAGATAGACTAGTTGGTGACATTGCTAGCAGATTAGATGTTGGTGCTAAACGCTATGGTGAAGAAGTACCAATAGAAGAAGATGATGGTAGAGATATGGGATTAGAAGCATACGAAGAACTATGTGATGCTGCAGTATATCTATCTTCATTAACTTTAAAATTAAAGCAATACAACGGAGATGATGAGACGTTGAAGAAAGAAATAGTTGCTATAAATGGTGTATTTTTCTATACATTATATCACACAGTTCTTTTCTTAAACGCTTACGAACCTAAAAGATAAACTAATTATTGGATTAGTGAGTTACTATACGTAACTTACTAGTCTAATAATAATTATAATAATAATGATGATAATAATAATAAAGGAGAACTTATATGAAGTTCAAAGGTAAAGAATATACCGAAGTAAAAGACAGACTTATCGCATTCGCAGATGAGTTTCCACAAGCCTCAATACAAACAGAAATTCTTAGTGTTAATCAAATTATTGATACACCTACAGGAGAAACGTGTAATGAGTATGTTGTAAAAGCAACAGTAATACCAAATCCAATACAAGAACCAGAATGGTTTTATGTAGGTCATGCAGCTGAACGTGATAATACAGGATTTGTAAACAAAACATCAGCACTAGAAAATGGAGAAACATCAGCAGTAGGTCGTGCATTAGCATTTGCAGGCTTTGGTGGTGACTTTTCTATTGCTAGTAAAGAAGAAGTAGATAATGCTAAAGCAAAACAAAAAGTCATTAACCCTACTATTAAATCATTAGAAGCTATGGACAAGCTAGCTAATTCAGGAGTACTATCAGATGAAGATGTATTACGTTACAAACAAAAACGTGGTGCAGGATTCTTTGATACCAAACTAAAAGTCCAACAAAGTACAGAATACTTTGAATCATTAACTAAAAATAAAGGAGCTAAATAATGGCTATAACAGGAACTAAAGCAGAACAAAGTGGTGGAACAATGAAAAACTACTTTATTAATAAATGTGTAATACAAGAGATTGAACAAATTGATTCACAATACAATGATTGTTCAGTTAGAATTAAACTAGAAGATATAAGTAATGGATATAACTACACTTGCTTTGTCAATCAGAACTTTGATAAAGATGTAGCAGGAGTAGTAACAGGTCTTTCATACCCTGAAGACTTAAATACATTATTCTTAGCAGCTGGTGGAGATATGAATGTATCAGACATCGGTGAAGCAAACGTAGATACTCTAGTTGGTAAAAATGTAGCTTGTATTAATTATGCCTCAACAGGTAAATACAAAAGAGCTACTTGGGGAGTCTTGTCTTCATTTGAAGATACAGATAAACTAGAAGAAAAGTTCAAAGCGCAATTAGCTAAAGGATATCCTAAGAACTTTCAATCACCACAAGAAACTATGGTAGAAGAAAAGTTTGGTGGCAGAGCTACTGACACTAAATCTTCTAACGATGGAATGCCGTTTTAATGTCGGTTTCATCAATACTTATGAGTTGGATAAAAAGTCGTGCTAGTAGTACTGACCCTTGGTTTTATTCTTATAACCTAGAGACGGAAGTACCAACGTATGGTAAATTAGCTCATCAAAAGTTACATAGTGCAAGTACTTATTCTAGAGGATTTAGAAAGTTACGTGAAGGTAACACTTTAGAGTTAGCTGGAATAAGACTTGTAGAGTTTAAAGAAAGTGATAAGAGGGTAAAAGGATGGAAAATAGAGAAGCTATAGTCGAAATTATTCGAGGTAGTGTATCTAACAGAAATCAAGTTGGGACCATTGAAGAATATAACACCATAGTTCGTAGTAATGCTTGGAGTGGAGAAATGTATAAAAGTTATTATGCATTTGATGAAACTCTTAAAGATTACGTAGAGCAACATAAAAGTGTTAAAGGATTTGATGGTCTTACCTATATTGATAAAATAATATTAGATATTGATAAAGGAAACATTCCTGATGACCAATTTCAACCTTATCTACTAGAATGTCTAAAAGAAATAGATGAACTAGGTATAGATAAATCACACGTTAACATATGGTTTAGTGGTACTGGATATCATATAGAACTATTAAATGTATTTGGCTTTCAACCTAGTAGAGTTTTACACGAAAAAGTA